GTAACACCACTAACTTGCCAATTTCCTATAGGTTGATTAAAACCAGTAGCAGACTGAAACATATTACTCATATTATTTACATTACTAGTATTCCATCCACTAATACTGGAGGATCCACCATTATTAAAAATAGATGCACCACCAAACATAAAACCCATATTAGTAACACCACTAACTTGCCAATTTCCTATAGGTTGATTAAAACCAGTAGCAGACTGAAACATATTACTCATACTATTTACTTTACCAGTATTCCAACTTCCGATAGGCTGATTAAAAGCTCTAGCGCTCAAAAACATATTACCCATACTGGTAACATTACTAGTATTCCAACCACTAATACTTGAACTACCACCATTATTAAAAGCAGTAGCATTATAAAACATACTAGCCATGCTAGCAACACCGCTAACATTCCAATTTCCTATATCTTGATTAAAACTAGAAGCAGTAGTAAACATACCAACCATACCGTTAGCACTAGAAGTATTCCAACCACTAAGAGGTTGATTAAATGTTCCATTAGTATTAAACATAATACCAAAATCTGTTACTTTACTAACATTCCAAGAACCTATTGGTTGATTAAAACCATTTCCTGGTCCTCTAAACATACCAATCATGCCAGTAGCGCTACTTGTATTCCAGCCACTGATACTAGTTGATCCACCATTGGTGAAATTTGTTTGATTAAACATATAAGTAAAATCAGTAACTCCACTAACATTCCAATTTCCTATATTTTGATTAAATACCGTATAGTTAAACATACTACTCATAGTAGTTGCTCTACCAGTATTCCAATTTCCTATTCCAGTATCAGCAGCATTATTAAAAGCTCTAGCATTAAAAAACATATTACTAAAATTAGTTACTCCACTAACATTCCAAGAACTAACACTTTGATTAAATCCACTAGCATTACTAAACATACTATTCATATCGGTGACTTTGGATGTATTCCATGAGTTGATAGGTTGGTTAAATCCGGTACAAAAACTAAACATACTAGCCATGTTAGTAGCACTAACTGTATTCCATCCACTAATACTAGAACTACCTCCATTATTAAATAAAGATCCTGTAGTAGGACCAGCAAACATACTATTAAAAGTAGTAACTCCACTAACATTCCAAGAACCAATATTTTGATTAAAGCCAGTACAATTAGCAAGCATAGTACTCATAGTATTTACTTTACCAGTATTCCAGCTACCAATAGGTTGATTAAAATTATATGCTCCATTAAACATATCACTCATATTTGTTACGCTACTAGTATTCCATCCACTAATACTGCTTGATCCTCCATTATTAAATGAATTACGACCCAAAGCACCAAAAAGACCGTAGAACATCCTGAACATATTTTGAACTTTACCAACATCCCAAGAGCCTATATCTTGATTAAATGCATTTATAACAATACTCGTATTAAACATATTATTCATACTAATAACGTTACCAACATTCCAAGATCCTATAGGTTGATTAAAACTAATCGCCCCATTAAACATACTATTCATATCACTTACATTACTAGTATTCCATCCACTAATATTAGGATTATTACCATTATTAAAATTATTAGCACTCACAAACATAGAACCCATATTAGTAACACCACTAACTTGCCAATTTCCTATAGGTTGATTAAAAATACTGGCCCCATTAAACATATTACTCATATTATTGGCTGAACTAGTATTCCATCCATTTATACCAGAGCTTCCGCCGTTATTCCAAGACCCACAACCTAAAAACATATTATCAAATGTTGTAACTTTCCCCACATCCCAATTACTAAGATTAGCGTTATGGGTATTATTACGAAATATTGTACTCATATTGGTTACGTTACTGGTGTTCCAGAAATAGATTCCAGAATTTGTGAGTCCAGCATTATTAAAGTTTGTTGGGCCAAGCATCAAACCCATATCAGTAGCAGAACTAGTATCCCAGCTACTAAAATCTTGATTCGTATTTGTGAAACTAGCATAACCAAACATATTTGAAAAATTTTTAACTTTACTAACATTCCACTTTGATACGTCGGGAGCGGTCCCACCTTGACCTTGATAACTAAACTGTGGAAAAAACATAGTACTCATATCGGTAACATTACTAGTATCCCAATTACTAATAGCGTTCATGCTATTTATTGAGTTAAATAATGCTGTATTTCCAAAAAATAAACTTCCCATATTAGTTACTTTGCTAGTATCCCAGTTTCTTATAGCTGCTGCTAATCTTTGAAAAGTAGAGGGATAATAACATTGTGGATAAGAAGTTAAGGTTGCTGTAGCGGTACTCCAGTAACTAAATAAAGAACTTATATCAGTTAGTCCAGATGGTAAATATAATGGAACATCAATTAAAGGACAAATATATAATTTTGAAGAAGTATTATAGTACCCGCCAAATGTATTTCCAATACTATTTAATCCTATATTTCCAAAACTTAATATTTTTATAGTTTTAGCACCTATATAACTAAGATTATTACCATTTGTTGTACCTATACTAGATAAAGTTCCTCTAATTCTAATAGTATAAGTTCCATGACAACCATAATTGTGGGTTTTATCTCCAACAGCATTATAGTAATCACTAGTTCCATCACCCCAAAATACTGTACAATTAACGGTGGCCCCAGTAGAAAAAGGAATAATTAATGTTAGGGGTGATGTTGATACTGGATTTACAGTAGTATCAATCATTACCACAAAGTCTTCATCAGGATTACTAGCACTCAAACCATATGGAGTTGGAAAAACTGAAGCTCCACCATTAGTATCAAGAGGCATACTAACTAGTCCACCATTAATACTAGCATTAGATCCTTCTTTTATATTAAAAATACCATTATTCACAAATCTGCCCCCATTGCAAATACGTTAATAGCATTAGCGTTTTCAGTAGTAGCGACTAATCTCCAGTTAGCATTAGGTAATACTAAATTATTATACAGTTTTGTAGTTCTTGCTGCTATTGTTCCTGCTGCTGGAGTAACAGCCGCTATCGTTAATTCATCCCACATTCTAACTGTACTAGCTCCTGTAGTATCAACACCACTAACAAAAATTCTTACCATACCAGCAGTAGTTGTAACTGCTGCCTGTGCTGATATTTCAGCTATTCTTGTACCGCTAACTCCACCTATTAATAATGTAACAGCATTAGATGTTAATCCTGTTCCATCTCTAACTCCTGCACTAGCACCGGTAACTTGAACAAATCCTATTCTTGGACCTGTTGCAAAAGCTGGACTACTCGCCATAATATTCTCCTTTATCTTTTATCTGAAATTTGACCATAAAAATAAATCTGATCCTACTGAGCTAACGGGGCCGCTAGATACTGAAGAAGTTCCACTACTAGCTATTGTTAATAGTTTTAAAATATTATCATAAATTAAACTAGTTCCTCCGCTACCAACTATATTTAATACTCCGGTTGCTGGATAACTTATAGCAATATTATTATTTCCACTACCTATAGATAGAGAATGTGAAATTAAAGAATAGTCTCCACTATTATATGTTGCTATCGTTCCTAATCCCAAAGATGTTCTTTGAGCAGTTGCATTTGCTGAAGTTAATAATGCTCGTCCAACAGTTGTACTATCGGAAATATCTGTTGACAAGTGTGAATGTCCGTTAATGCTAACAGGAATGCCCGTAACTGTTAAAGCGTTAAAGTTTCCGCTAGTTGAAGAAATGGCTCCGCTAAAAGACGCCCCAGATAACGGAGCGTAAATACCATTAACTAGTCCACTAACACTGCTGTTAAAGTCGGTAATGTTGCTTGAGGTGTGAGTATGAACCGACGCTGCATAATTCCCGCTTGGCTGTAATCCGGTAACAGATACTGTAAAAGTACCAGTACTAGATACAACGTTAATGTATCCCGAACCAAGTACGTTTTTAACCGGTAACAATCCGGTAACGCTGCTTCCAAAATCCGTAATTTGAGAAGAAACGTGAGAATGTCCGCTAATACTAACTGGAATGCCCGTAACTGTTAAAGCGTTAAAGTTTCCGCTAGTTGAAGAAATGGCTCCGCTAAAAGACGCCCCAGATAACGGAGCATAAATGCCATTAACTAGTCCGCTAACACTGCTGTTAAAGTCGGTAATGTTGCTTGAGGTATGAGTATGAACCGACGCTGCATAATTCCCGCTAGGCTGTAATCCTGTTGTTCCAATAAATAATGTATCAGTACTACTATTATAGGATAACTGAATACCAGAAACCCCAGATAATGATGTAGAAATAGATCCGGTAATAGCAGAGTATAATCCCGTTATATCTCCCGTGGAATGAATATGTCCACTTAAACTTACTCCAGTATTATTAACTTTTAAACTACTAAAATTACCAGTTCCTGCCGTTGATAATCCTATACTAGTACCATTAATGGCCCCACCAGTAATATTAACATTAGCAGGATCATAATTCGATCCTCCAGCAGAAAAAGATATTCCGCTTAAACTATTCCAAACTGTAACTCCATCTCCTATCTTTAGAACTTTGCCAGTAACATCGTATCCTGGTTCTCCACTAGCTAATATTGGATTAGTAGAAGTCCACTGAGAACTAGTTCCTTTTCTTAATTGAATTAAATCGTTAATTGGCATTAATATCCTCTCCTATATATTTGATATAAATTATTATCCTTTTATGTCAAGGAGATCCTCCATCAATGGCACAATTATATAAATACGTTGGACTAGCAGCACTAACTCCGCTTATATAAGATAATGATACTGCGGTTCCACCACTAATAGAACTTAAAAAATATCCACTAGTATAAACATTTCCACCAGTAAATTCCCATCTATTATTAGGATTATTCCACAATAAAGATTGAACTGTTGCAGAAGGGGTGTAGACCTCAATGCCTCCGGTGGTTAGTCCACTAGTATTAACCCTGATAATATTATCTCCAATATTTACCGTTGTACTATTAACAGTAGTGGTGGTTCCATTAACATTCAAATTTTGAACTGTTAAATCCCCCGTCATCGTTAGATTTCTAATACCAGAAAAATCTTTATTAGAATCTAGTACAACGGCCCTAGTGCCAGAACCAACTCCGGGGCTAACTCCTGATAAATAACTTAATTCAGTTAATGTTGCTCTTGAGGAAGCATCAGAGATATTTGACCATAGATGAGTATGAGAAGTTAAAGCATAATTACCACTAGGTTCGGTAGCTATAGTTCCCAAACCAAGAGAAACTCTTGATGCTGCTGCATCTGCTGCTGCTAAAAGATTTCGGGCAAAAGCTGTTATAGTTCCTGTAGTATAAGCGTCTGTTCCAGTAGTATAAATATAATTTCCACTAACTGTATTTAGATTAGCTATACTATTTAATCCAGCGTCATAAGCTTGGATATCTGAGCCAATCTTTAATCCTGTTAAACTAATTAAGACTCCTCCAGAAGAATCTCCAATTAAATATATTCCGCTAGTACCAGATAAACCGCCCGCTCCAGAGGGTAAAACACTCAACCAAGGCAAACTATTAAATAATGTACTACCATCACCCAGTTTTATTTTTTTTAATGTGGTATCATAGCCTATTTCTCCAGAACTAAGAGCATCGGTTGATGCTGTCCATTGAACGCTGGTCCCTCTTCTTATTTGAATTCTAGTTTGAACTGGCATTTTACTCTCCACATATTTTTATGGTGTTCCGCAATCAAATTCATAATAATCTAAATAATTATCTAGTCCATCTATTTTAGTAACTGGAATATCGTCTAATATATCTGAAACCAATACTTTATCTACATTTATAATATCTATAATATAAGCTGTATAATTTTGAATTTCTATATTATTATCATTAGTAATTAAACTAGTTTCTATTTCAATAGTATTAGTACCCTGATCTAGTATTTCAACTATAAAATTACTCATACTTGACACTCCAATGCTGTAGAGCTTTGACTATATCGTTTAGTAATTGTTACTATTCCATATAAAATTCTTACAGTATATTTACCTCCTCCAACATATAAATTATCTGGAGACTGTAATTCTAAGTCATATTTAGCATTCGTAAAAGCAAAATCATTGGTAGTTTCAGCAGGGAATAATAGGGTTACTTTTCCTAATAAGGGTTCTATAGTAAATTTATAAACACTATAGTCTATATTAGTAGAAGTAAAGGTTTGCATAGCATTAGCATTAGTTTTCCATATTAATCTAGCGCACCAATTAGTCAAATTTATAACATTTCCATCGCTATCTTTATATATGAAAGATAATCTAAAAGATGTTCCCTGCTCTATAGCAAAATCGTATTTACCTGCTGCCATAGTATTGCCTTAATATTGAATTTATTTTAGTGATATGATACTTATACACCTAACTAATCTTAAGTGTGGATCAAGATAATAAATATGCTAAAGTGATTATACAAAAAAAGGGCTAGATGTTACTCTAGCCCCTTAATCGCATTATTAATGATACAGATATATTATAGGGCGCCGACTAGCACTCTACGATTATCCAAGACCGCAAAACCCTGTTCAGCCCAGCCGTAGAAACCAGCCCTCTTCTGACGATGTAGGGTATCATCTTCGAAGATCTGAACTTCTTGGCGAACCGGCATAATGAAACTATCATTCTTACGAAGATCAAGACCAACAACAACTTCGGTCTTACCACTTGGCATACTAGCACCCAATGTGCTACTGTAGAACAACTGATATTCTTGACCAACACCTAGTTCGTCTAGATCATGTAGATTGATACCGAAAATGCGGTTGATGCTACCATCAGCAGCAGTATAGATCTCTCTACGAGTAGTTTCGTCAACCTGCTCAATTCCCCAGTTACGAATATCTTCCATAGCTTCTGGAGAAACATAAAGATCAGTCAACATACCACGGTTATTACTAGCGGAGTTACCACCACCGTTTCTACGCATAACTGTCTTCATCAAGCTTACCAATCGTTTGGTAAACTGACTAGCATTAGCATCACTATCATAAACTACAATGTTACGATCAACACCAGCAGCCATTAGTGTGTGCCAGCCGTCATCATTGAGTTTCTTAACGAAAGAACCTTCGAGAACTTCCATAGCGCGACCAACAACGTCCCAACGGGCATCGCGGGCATACTTTAGAAGATAATCGATTGAGGAACCAACGTCATAAGTTGGAACCATAACGTAATCGCTCTCAACGTGGCGTTCTGGAATATAACCATGATTAGGAATTGTGTAGGCCACAAAGTCCTTCTCTGTTCCAGGAGCCAAGAAATCAAGAGGAAATTCTGGAGTAGCACTCTGAGCCAACTGAATTGGTTCAAAAATACCATCTAGAATATTACCACTCATTAGACCTCTACGCAAAGGTAGTTCTAGAGCTTTTGCAATTTCTGCATTAGCCGCTAGACTGGTCTCTTTGTGGTTTGAGCCAGAACGAATCAAAAGATCGGTTAAGGCTGGGTTTGCTGTAAACTTTTCGGATTTAGCTGACATGTTCTTTTCTCCCTTTATTGGTAAAACAAATTATAGATTTACTGAAACTTTAGCGTAACCGTCGGCATCAACCTGACTCAAGAAGGTGCCGATCTTAACAGCATTAGTTGAGCTAGTGCCAATTAGACCACTAACACCAACATAAGCGTCTACGCCCGCAGCAGGAGTTCCAGCTACCTTGTTTGTTGATACCTGACCCTGACGGAGCAGAGTTACCTTGCCGCCTAGCTGAACTTCGTCTCTGTTCCAGTTGATATGTTGTCTTGTTAGATCAAGATTAACAACATCGTTCAACAGAACTCCGATTGGTTTTGATCCAGATACTGTGGCAGCATAAGCTACGGCAGCGGCGGAATCATCCATAGCGACGCCGGAAGCGCCGGAAACTGTTACACAAGCTACTCCGCCTCTTTCGGCGACAGTATTCATGAAAAATGAAATATCAGTCAAAAGTTCAATACGATCTGGTTTTAAAGCCATTGCTATTCTCCCTTATTATTTGTGTTTTTTACCTAATCTACTGCAAACAAATTCGTTTAATGCTGCTCTTGTGGTTTCGACTTCTGCTGATTCTTCAGTTGACTCTTCGCCAACAGCAAGATTAACACTAGCTTCAACTTCAGCAGTCTCTAGGACTTTAACATCTGAATTCTCTTCGGATGCCTTTTTCTTAGCGTCCTTAGAATCTTCAGTCTTAGAATCTTTTTTCTTTATGTTTTCCAACCAAGGAGGCATTTTGCCAGCAAAAAGACTGGTCATGGCATCAAAAGCTTCATCATCTAAAGATTCAAATTTTTCAACTGTGCTTGTTGCAACATCAAGATCGATGCCCTGCTCAACAAGAGCTGCTTGTCTCTTCATCTTCTTATCTTTCTTAACCATTTCCATCTCTTTTGCCTTATAAGCAGCAATAACTTCATTTGCAGCTTCGATCTCACTTTGTATTTTCTTTAGTTCTTCTTGAACGCTAACAATATTCTGGGCAGCTTCTTCTTTGATAGCTTTAATTTGCTCTTCACTTTTTCTAGCAGCTTCAGATACTTCTGTTTTTAGCTGTTCATTGCTTTGTGTTAGCTCTGTAATTTGAGATTTTAGAGTTGTCTCAACTGTACTAACTGTTGCGGTATCAACTACAGCTTCATTAGCAACCACTGTTTCAACAACTTTTTTTTCTGAACTCATAGTTATAGTCTCCGATTTATTATTTGACTGTGAAATAGATACACCTGATAAAGAAAAATCATCATTTTTTTCTGGGAAGATATTTTTTGTAAAAATTATACTATCTTCATTTGCTGGACGATCAACAAAACCTTTTCCACTAAAAGTGATATTTCTAAGAACTCTACCAACTTTATAATTATCATGTTCTCCAATTCCGCCATATGCTCTTAAAAATTTTGTTAAATATGCTGTAGCTTCATTTCTAGATAATACAGTATACTCTCCAGTTGTTTTATTAATTAATCCATAATCAAAACCCTTAAAAAAACACTCCATACTAACATACTTTGTACCATTATCTATTTCAGATATTAGTTTAGCAGATCGTTCTCTGAGATCTTCATTACTAAATCCCTTATAAATAACTGAGCCTGTTAATATGTGATATTTATCTGGTAGCATTTCTGGATTAATATCTTCGGAAATTAATTCGCCCTCTTCTGTAATGGGCCAATTACTTGTTATATGTCCAACAATAACACTCTCATCATGCTCTAAATTGGTTGGCTTATCTTCGGGAGTATCTTTAGCGTTCCATACTTCTACTTTGTCAAAAATATCGTCATTTTTATTCCAAGAAGATGTTACTAAAATAGACTGAGTATAATAAAGATCGGCGTCCTCTATAGAAGCAACACTCTTATAAAATTTAACACCAGTTGCATCTTTGGGTTTGACGCAAGAGTTTGCAACAGAAGCGTAACTAATAGATGAGGACGCCTTAAGCGCATCTTCTAACCCATCTAATATTTCTTGTTCAAAAATTTTTGGCATAATTTACTCCTCGGTTATAGAATCACCATACACCATAGAATAAAAAGTAGCTTTAGCTTGTCTATTTTCATCAACAGATAATTCTCGACCAAGATCAGACTGTAGATTTTTAAGCCAAGAATAATATTGTGCAGATAATGATTGTGTTTGGGGCGTCTTATTAAAGGCATTAACTATTATATCTTCATTTATTTTAGAATCGGGGAGTATACTAAACAATATATTTGTTTTAACTATCTCTAATTCTTGACTTTCATTATTAGATAAACTTCTTAAATTTTTCTTATTATAGAATTCTAATAATACTGGATTAATAATGTCACTAATTTTATCTTGTGCTGCATTGGCCCAGATAGTTAATTTAGCTCCAGTTCGGGGTTTGAAGGTTTTCGTTTTTCTTTTTTGTGTGTCTTTCGCCATTTTTGGCCTACCATCACCAGCTTCTTTAGGCAACGCATCCGAAACCGGAGCGTTGCCAAGCTTAGTAGGAGGAGAAGCACCCATAGGAGGAATCTTTAATTCCATAGCCGTTTTTTCCCCAGATTTCTTCTTGTCTAATTCTAGTCCTACTTGGCTAGGAGCTACTACCCCTGTTTGTAGAGCTATCTTCTTCAAAGAGTTGCTAAATTGAGGATCAAACCAAGGACCAGCTTTATTGACCATTCTATTTGTTTTTCTGTCTTTATTTTCTCTATTAAGTCTGGTCTTTTCCATTTCTGAATCAAAACCAAATCTACCTTGAATAACTTCATCAGATACAATATTTCTATCCGCTAGTTGAATTAATAGAGCTTTTTCTGTATCTTCATTACTTAGATCCATCCTATCAAACTCTATTTTAGCGGCATATTTAAAACCCATTGCTTTTTGAACTTGTTCAATTTCTTTTTCCCAAAAACTTACTAAAACATCTCTTCCATACTGTAGTCTTTGAGTAAGAGTTTTTAAGCTAATAAAATTGTTTGTTGTTCCGCTAGCTCCGAAAGTTCCAGTTAGAGTAGGAGGAATTCCTAATCCTGCATAAACAGAATTTAAATGAGGAATATATTTACTTTCACCTAAGAAATTATGGACTGTTGTTTTGGATTCGATCAACTCAAGATCTGGCCCCCAAACAATATCCATTGTTCCTCCGCCAACATTATTGCCTAAAATACTAGCTAGTTTAGCTGTAGCAGCTTTTGTTGGAGCGATTTTATGTTCTAAACTTCCTAATTTAAAAATTCTAATATTAGAAATAGCCCCGTCTAAAGCGGCCATATCTGCTAGTTTTAATTTTTCTAAAACAGTAATATCATCCATAATAGCATATACCATTGGATAAGCCCAAGTTTGCCAATCATCTTTCTTATAATGGAAGACTGATGTTTTTTCTGGATCCAAAGGATATCTAGTCTTATTTTTTGCTGCTTCGATAATTACCAAAGGTAACTGTGAAACAACAGCTTTTTCAGATTCTGTTTTTGGAGTTACTATGGTTCTTCTTAAATTAGCTGGAAGAGTTAATTCGTATCTTTTTTGAGAATCATTAACAAAAGAAGATAGTGATCCTGCTGCAACCTCTACTAAAACAGGATCAATAAAGGTATAGACCCAAGGAATTTCTCTTTTTTCCGTTCTTATAATGTCTAAGTCTTGTACTTGTATATCTGGACTAGCTATTGATTGATATAATTTATCGGAAACTCTTAGGCTAAGTTTAGCTGTTTGTTTGCTAACAACAACATTACCAGTCTTATATAAATTATTAAGAAATCTTTCGCTTCTATCTTTTCCTCTAATTTTTTTAAACCACTGCTTATAAAATCTTTCAATTCTTTTATTTCTATGAACAATTCTTACTCCCTGAGCGGCAAAATCACCCATTAAATCAATAACATTTTTTACTAATCCCACCTTTTGATAAATGTCTTCTGATCTTCTAATAATTAGCTTAAGATCTTTTGGAGGAGCTTCGTCCGGACGAAAATAATAGTAGTCTGATCTTGTTAGTCCCGGCCTACCAGAAGTATTTGGGCTTAAATTTGAATAATCTAAACTATATCTTCTTCCAGCAGCTTCTGCTTTGTGTATTCCTACGAATTCTTCTAAAGAACCTGCTGATTTTGTTATGGCGTCTTGTTTACTTTGTAAATCATCCCCCCAAGTAACATAAGCTTCTTCAGGTACTACTGCTGAAGCATTTTGTATAATTTCACTTTTGGGATATTTTTTAGCCATAATTATTTATTATCTAAATTTTTTGATTGAAATGCATTTGAATCATATTAGTATTACACCAATTTATCTATAAACTCCGACATAGGAATCATCATTAGCCCCACCACTTGTGAACCAATCTGGCCCCTTGTACATTGCTCCTTGATTTTTAAGCATGTTTCTGGCATTTCCCCCAACAACTTCATAGATTACTGGCTGTAAAATCCTATTTAATTGTCTAGCTAACATATTTGCTATAATTAATGAACTATAACGATCTTTTCTTAACCTTCCCTTTTTACCATTGGGCATTTTGATTTCTGGGGTATCCCAACGATCTCTAGCATTAGGACCAGTACTAGTTTGGGTCATAACAATAGTTGTTAATTCATTCTTTAGTTCTTCTATTTCTAAAATACATTCACTAGGATTATCATATAAGTTTTTCATATCAGAGTTTAATATATCTTGTCCTTCGCTATCTAAAGCTAATCCTAATGTTAAATTATCAAATCTTGGAAATAATAAAACTTTATCTTCTAAGTCTTTTCTTAATCCGTGATTAGCCTGAGCTGTCCATTCTGCTTTGGCAAACTGAACTAATTCTAAAATATGTAATCCTGTTTGATCATCAGTGTCTTTAGATTTATCAGGGTCTATTGCGGGCCAGATTAAATGTTCTCCTTCTTCTAGCTTAGAGGGATCGTGTAGCGCCTCTTCAATAGCTACTCCTCCTCCCTGAGCATCTAAGCCGATTCTAATGCAAGGAAATACTTTCATTAAGTTTCTAATTTTTCTAGCACAGAATCCATAAAAATCATGTTCTTTTACTAGTCCTGTTTTTAGTCTTTCTTTAAAATTATTTCTATTAGTTGTCCAACAATATACCACTCTAGAATGCGTAGGAAAAACTTCTAATATTATTATACTAAAATTATCTTGTTCACTAGCGGGGTCGATTCCATAAATATATTGAGAGTTTGGATTTCCAACAACTGCTGACTCAAATAGTATTTGTTTATTATCTATGATTATTGGATTATTTTCAGAAACTACACAGCTCTCAATCAATCTTCTTCTAAAGAATCCTTCACTATCACTCATAAAACATGCCCCATATTCCATATTATATATGCCAGTATGAATTGTAGCTTTAGCTCTCGATACCTGCTTATCATCCATAAATCCTTTTGGAATTAATTCATAGGGTATTCTAATAATACTATAGTCTTTCCAATTAAAATTATCTGGAACTTCTCCCTTAAATAATTCTTCTAGTTTTTGTTTATCTCCCCTACTTTGTATAATTCCCTTATATCTTTTCCAATAGCCTGCAAAATGTTTAAAGTCATAATCTGCTGTTCCTGATATTATGGCTTGATTTCCCATTTTTGTATTAAGAGCTTCTAATTCTGGATTCCACAATCCCGCTTCTGTCATAGCTTTCTTTTTTGCAAATTCTTTTACATTTTGTATTGGATTAGCAGATACGGCAGCAAATCCTGATACTACTGTCTCGTAAATATCAGGAGATATAGACGCAAATTCATCTGCAATAATTATATGAGCACGTAATCCTCTGATCTTGGAACCGTCACCCATAGGAATAGCTATTGTCCAGCTATCTCCTAATCTCATGGTACAACGATCAACGTCTCTTCGTGGACCATCATTATTGCTATTAAATATACTTCTTAATATGGGACTATTTCTCCATATAGTTTCCATATATTCAAATATGATTTTACTCTGTCTAAAAGCAGCGCCCACTACTACTATTTTTGTTCCTGGGAAAAATGTACATCTTAAAATACAATATAGCGCCATGATAAAAGAATTATGGGTTACAATATAGTCTTTTATAATATATGTTTTATCTTTATTGTCTACAGATATACAATATCCATTATCATAACCGTCTTCTTGAATATCAACAATAAATACTTTATCATATTTAGATTGACCTTGTTTGGAAACGTCATAGTTTAAATATTCTAATTTTCGAGATAAATAGAAAATGGGTTCGTTGGTATAAATAGATATCCTATGACAATCAGAATATTGAGTATCTTTTATCCAAGATTCTTTAATGGTATGCTTGCAATGAAATCCTAGAGATCTAGCAACATTTAGAAAATCATCTGATAATTGCTGAGAAATTGTATAGTATTCTTTTATTGTTCTGTCAGAGTATCCATCGGTATCCATTAGCCCTTTTAATAAGTCTAGTCTTTGTTCAATAGAACAAAACTGATAATCTTTTGGTATAAATTTATTACTAGAATTATATTTCCATATACCTATCTGCTCACATAGTTTATAAAATGCTGGTAATTTCTTGTCAGTTCTTTTAATACCAAAAGAACATAATGAAGATTTATGTTTTATTGCTTTATATCCATTAGGAAGTAAACTGTTAACTCTATCTATAATTTCTTGGTCTTTTGAAGTTATTGTAATTGTTTTTTGAGTTAAACAACCATCTCCCAAAAGTACTCCTACTATGTATGGATGTATTATATGTGTTATTTTAGGCCAATTAGATATAGGTTTATTAATAGGTAAAGCATATCTAAATTCTTTGCCATTACTTTTTTCTCCTGTACGATCCCAGTAATA